AGCCTGAATAACAGCCTGACCTGCCATGCTAGACGCACCCAAGCCACGTGATGCAAGTGCAGCAGTAGCAGCCCGCATAGCACCAGCAGCCCATGCAGGTGTCTCACCACCCTCAAACTGCTCTAGTAGGCCTGTAAGCTGACCCTGTACAGTAGCCTCAGTGGAGGGCACACCTGTAGCAGCAGTGTAGTTTACTGCAGTAGCCACACGACCCATGTCCACTGTAGAGCCAGCAATAAGCTCATCCTTTTGTACTGTACGAGCAACAGGTGCTTGGACCTTCTGTGCAGCCTTAAGAGTAGCAGCATCAATGCCCAGCGCTGCCAGTTGATTAGGAGACATAGTAGCAGCCTGTGCTAGAGCATCTGCGCTGGGCTTGCCTGTAGCAGCTACAAGTTTAGCAATAGCGGTCTGTACTGCAGGGGTAGCTGTAGCAGCACCCACTGTAGCAGCAGGTGTAGCTTGGGGTGTAGTTACAGGGGCTGCAGTGGCCGCAGTGTTGATCTGTGCCTGTTGTGCTGGCTGTGCCTGACCTGCGGTAGTAGCCATTTGTCCTGCAGCAGCCTGTTTAGCTGTAGTAGTAGCAGTAGGTGCAGTTGTTACCTTGGAGGTAGGCGCATTGAGTGTACCAGCCATAAGCTCTGCAGTGGTAGGCATCTCAGTCTGCTTGAAAGCCGCACTAGCAGATGTCACACCCTCCTGAGCCTGATTAGCGGCTACTTCTGCTTTCTTGACAGCCTCTTGGAGTGCTGTATCCTCAGGCTTAGCTGCCTGTGCATTACGTGCCGTCTGCAGTGCTGTGACCGCTGTTGCTGCAGTATTTTGTGCTTTGTCTAGGTCTGTCTCAACCATACCACCCGCAGCATACCCCTTAAGTGCACCGTCAATCTTGCGCTGGGCCACCTCAGACATGCGACCCACTCGTGCAGCAGCACCAGGCGTAGCAGCCAAGAACTTAGCCTGCTCGTCAGACTGCATACCCTGCATTTCAGGTATAATCTTACCTAGTTGTTCAGGTGTGAAGCCACCGAATGTTACAGCCATTTAATTGTTCCTTACTTATCGCCTAAGTGCATCCAGACAGCACCTGCGATGAAAGTTAAAAGTGCTACAGTACCCCAACGCACTGTCGTGGTCCAGATACTACGTCTTGTTTCGCGCCATGATTCAATGAGGTTTCGCATCTCTTGGATGTCTTTGGCAGCATTTTCATCATGCAAACCTAGAGCATTGAGTAACTCTTTAGCTCCGCGCTGGGCGGCTCTATCAAGCATAGCCTCTAGTTCATCAGGCGTCAATGTAATCTGTGCCATCTAAGCAACCCTTACGTCTTCATGATGTACGCAAGGGCGTAGTACGGAGGTCTGTTCTCATGAGCGCTGCCGCTACCCGCAGACCCTGTGCTGCCAGAGTTAACATCTACCGTGTGGCTGTGAGAACCTGCGCTGTTGATGTTAAGTGTGTGGCTGTGATTACCTGCGGCGTCAGTCTGATAGCCGTTGGTAGACACACCCACGTCATATGCCGAGTAGTTCGTGGACCCACTACTAGGGCCGTCGTTTCGTCCCATGTTCTGCGTGTGCGTGTGCGATCCTGTGGTGTTCGTTGTGCCTGAGTGCGTATGACTGCCTGCGCTATTTGTGCTGCCCCCAAGAGTGCCGCTAGAGTGCGTGTGCGCTGGTAGGTTGGCTGTAGAGAGCGCAACTGTGGAAGCGCCGCCTGTGGCGTTCACGGCGTAGGACGATCCTGCGCCCACAACAAAACGGTTTCTCAGGTCAGGCGTGCTGTTGGAGCCGTTACACAAGACCCAGCCCGTTGGGATAGCGCTCACTGCGCCAGACCACATGATGATGCCGCCAGATGGCACGTAGTGTGTAGAAGCTGTGTTTAACTCACTAGCAGTGGCGCTAACAGCTGTACCGCCAAGGGTTAACCCTGTAGCCTCAAGGGTGCCCGTCTTAAGTGCCCGACCACCTGTGGTCCACTTGTCCTCAGACTCATCCCACAAGAAGGATACATTACTAGATGTACCTCTTTCAATAACGATACCAGCGTCTTGGCTGGGAGCACCCGACTCATCAGAGTTAAGAGTAAGTGTAGAGTCTGCAATGTTTACGTCATTAGAGTTTACTGTCGTAGTCGTACCACTTACGGTAAGATCACCGTTCACGATAGCGTTGTTGAATGTGACGTTATCAGAAGTACCTACGGGTTGACCAATAGAGAACTGCCCAGCAGCGTATGTTACACCTGTACCTGCACTAAAGTGAGCACGAACTTCTGTAGCACTTGGTCCTGTGTAGGTAATAGCACCTGCAGTGTATGTGAGAGAACCATCCCCACCAGCGTCTGTTACACTAATGGCTGACTTAGCAGCAGCATCTGCACGTGCTGCAGTGTAGTAGAGATTAACAGCACCTTCTGAGATAGTGTCTGTATTACCCTGTGTATACGAGATAACACCAGTTGTGTAGTTGTACTGGATAGAACCTGTAGCAGAGATAGACGCACGAGCACGACCCTGTGTGAAGTACTGATTAGTCGCACCCTCAACTAGATCGTCAGTGTCATGGTTAGCAATACTGCTTACTGTACCTGTAACGTCACCAGTTAGGTCACCTGTTACATCACCTACAACACCACCTGTAGCAGTTAGAACACCAGTTACGTCTAGGGTAGTACCGACAGTTGCAGCAGCTGAAACAGTCAAGTCATCCGTGTCTACTGTACCGTCAAAGTAGCCATCCTTAAACTGGATAGCACCAGAGCCTAAGTCCAGTGTGTTGCTTACCTTAGGGAGTATCTGAGTACCTGATACAACCAAGTCCTGCGCTGGGCCTACTTTAGTGATAGGAGCACCCTCACCTGCAGAGCCATCGTGTGTGTGGCCAGAGGTGGCGTTAAAGGCGGACTCTACAGCGTTGTACTCCGCATCGAAGTCATCTGCATCAATAACGTTACCGTTAGCAATGTTGTTCGCTGTATCCTGACGTGTATAACCTGCCATGTTTTAGTCCTTACTGTCTATCGTTTTGTCTAAACTCTAGCAGGGCTGTGTCTAGAGTGAATGTAGGGTTGGTAGAGATATCTTCTACACGGATTGCAATAGTCTTACCTGAGCCAATGATATTGGTAGGATAGATAACGTCCAGCTGACCACCATAGCTTGAGGTGTTAAATACAGAGCTAGAAGAGCCAAAGAGGGATACTGCAGTACCTGTACTAGAAACTCGCTGTGTTGATGGCTGGATAAGACCCGTGTTAGAAGTCGTACCGAAATCATACTTCACGTTTAGGTCTAAGTCCATAGTCCCTGTAGGCTCAGCATACAAAGTCATCTTGTAGAAAGACTTACGCATCTGTGGATCAGTGATTGGCATGTAGGGCGACTCGTAGATCGCATCAATGGTACGACCATCAAAGCTAGAGCCTGTCTCCATGATGTAAACATAACCGTCTGTGTTAGCAAATGCAACCGTTTCTGTTGTACCTGAGTAACGGCTATCTGCTACAAACGCTTTGATGCCAAACGTAGTAGACCAGCTAATACCTGTCGCACCCTGAGAGACAAACTTTGTAGCAATCAAACCCTTGGCTGCATCAGCCTGTTCTGACTGGATGTAAGCAAAGATACGATACTGGGCTTTCTCACGAAGGAGTACAGAGCAGAACTCAGGTGTACTACCCAAGAAAGACGTAGCATCCTTAGCAATAGGGTCAGACGCAATATCCAAACCAAAGTCACCGATACGGTCAGTAGCACTTAGGAGGCGAATACCATCAGGGGCGAGGTACATAATGTCACCCCCTACTTCCTGAATAGTATCGCCATTAAGGCAACCAATGCGGTCTGTAATAGGGGACCTGTTAAAGTCTGCAGCAGTGTTACCTGTTAGGCGTTGAACAGTATTCGTGGTAAAGATGATTAGCTGATCACGGAATACTACAAGACCTGTAACATCGTGTGTGACATTGATAACACCTGCACCCGCAGCAGAGCTAAAGTCATCTGCAGTAAGGGGTGCTGTAAAGTATAGGCTGTTACCCTTGCTAAAGAACATTGTATTCTTGAAGAACGCTACATGCTCTGCACCTAGAATATCTGTACTGTTAGCGGCAGACATGTAGGTCATAGTATTGCCACTGGTATTGTAGACTGCAGGGTAGTTAACCCCATCCACAAATACTACTTTGTCATCCCCATCAAGGTTAAACGAAGCATGACGAGCCTTACCGCCAAGCAAAGTACCCGTAGCCATACTATTCCATGTAGTACCTGTGCCATAGTACCACTGGGTTAGGTTGGACCCATTCTGTCGTGCAACAACAGTACGACCAGAGCTAATCACCTTAAGCCCTAGAACAGGACCACTACCGGGTACAGTAGTATCGCTAAACTTCTCATAGCCCTTGATCTTAGAGTAGCCGCCCTCCTTGTTGACCTCAAAGTTCTGCAAGATAGTAGCAGAACCAATAGCATTTGTACCCTGTTGGAGGGGGCTGAGATTAGAGATCAACCCACCTCGAAACTCAATAGGGAATGTCTGCCATTGTGTAGCCATTAGAAGCGTACTCGTGTATCTCTAAGGTAATCTGTGCGGTTAATGTGTAGGCTACGAAGCTGCTTAATACCTTGCTCAAACTTCTGCAGTGAGAGTTGTGCTGCCTGAGTATCACCACGGAACTGGTAAACGTAGTACATAGCACCATCTACAATAGTGTAGCGATACTGTTCAGGAAGGGAAGGTACGTCTGTAGCTTTCTCTAGCTCATAACCTGTTCGGAAGTATTCATAGATTACTTCATAGGCTTTATCAGGTGCAGGGTAGAAGATAAGTTCCCGACTAAGAGTACGTACTACGTAGCGTGGTACACCTCTTGTATCTGAGGAAGAGTTATACTCTGAATCTGCATATTTGTCAAGCCACTCTTCGTAGTTCAGAGACTTTAGCTTAACCGTTTCAACGCCTAAAGAAGCATCACGCCGAATACGGAATGTGTTCATGTTGATTGTCTTAGCGTCATACGGCATAGAGTATCGCACAGTACCGGGCGAGAGTACTTCAGTCTCCTCAGAGTGGTTCCAAGGCCATTCAAACTCTTCTTGGTTAATGTGACGGATAGCTGCGTTAACGCCATCCTTAGCAAAGCTATAGAAACCAGTAACAGTAGGGAAGGTTGAAGCATCAAGCTCTACTTCGTTTAGTCTACGGTTAACATCATTAACGATACTGATATAGTCATATGACATGTCTTACTTCTCCCGTACACGTAGAAAGATGGAGCGTTCGTACTGCAAGCCATTACCTGTAGTGACCTGACATACAACAGTATAGCGTACATTGTCTGTACCAAGAGAGAAACGAGCAGTAGCTACCTGACCAGAGATTGTACCAGTAACAAACTGTAGACCGTCTACTACTGTCGCATTAGACAGCTGAACCTTTGTACCTGTAGAGTCCTTGATAAACCAAGTTGCAGCAGACAGAGTATCACCACTAAGAAAGCGCGACCAGTCTACACTAAAGTCTGTTATCTCATCTTTATCTTTATCGGGCCACTTATATGCCATGATTCATCCTTAAGCTGCAATATATACGGTATTGCTACCCTGTAGTTCGTCGATATACACGACATTGTTTTGAGGCTGTACGTACACTACATTAGCCCCGTCTTCTGGGATCGTGTAGACTGTTCTAGGTTTATAGTAGAGGTGCTTGATACTCTCGTAGTCAAAAGCGTTCTCATCTACAGAGGCAGGCTTGGTAAAGATAGTCAAGCTAGGTGTAGATACAGAGATGTTGTTTACTGTGTAAGATGTTACAATAGGTGTGTTGGTATTAGCGACAACACCAATAGGCTCGACTACGGTTTCAACCTCTACACCGACAGTACCAAGTGTAACAGAAAGCGCTGGGCTTGAAGTCAACACATTTGCTTCAGCCAATACAGTAGTTGTACCGATATTGCCTTGAGAGTCAACCCCCTGCGCTATCACCACAGCCTGTGCGTCTACTGCGACAGTACCTACATCAGCTGTAGCAGGGAGGCCAGTGATAGAGGTGTTAGCTTCTGCGATTACTACAGGAGCGGTTACTGCAGCTGTAGCTGAGACACCTGTTAAGCTAAGGATAGCAGGAGCTACGACTACTACTGAGTTAGTGCTGACCGAAGCGCCTACACCTGTAGCTAAGGCGTATGCCTCACCCCCCGATGCAAAAGCGTTTACCGAAAAAGGAGTAGAGCCAAAAAGCATGTCAGTAGGTCCTTAGTCTAAGGTAGTGTTACTCAGCGCCTGTTACTCGTTAGAGTCACTAGCTTGAATGACCAGCTCACCAGCCTCAACCTGCCGCATAATCTCTGCGTAGTGGCGGTTTGCTGGGTCGAGAGGGACGAAGAGTTCCTGCCCGTCGATGGTGGCACGGATGGACGAGTTGGTGCCTTCAATGCCCTTGATGTATTGGGCGGAGGTGATTTGTGTCTCAGTAATCTGTTATAACTCCGCATCTGCTGTCCAATCCCAATAGATAACATCATATTGGTTTCCCCCAAACGAAAACCATAGGCCGTCACGTTCGCTTCCATCAACACCAACTGCGGTAGCTGCTGATCCACCAGTCTTAGTTGTTGTCATGGTTGGAGCAGTTCGCATGGTTGGCGAAAACCGTAGATACTGCCTTTGGATTTGCCCACCAGAACTAGACGGCAACTGATAGTAGCCATCTTTATTGCTCTTCTGATAAAAGCGCTGTGCTAAAGCCAGTTCCTGCCCATAGCTGCGATGCTCGAACGGGGTGGCTGTGTCGCCTACTTCGAGTTGGACGTTGGCTAGATTTAGGTTCGACGCAGTGTTGCGATACCAGTTGAGTTCAAAGAAATCTGAAATTGAACCAGCCGTGGACAGAATGTCAGCAAAGGTAAATGTGTGGACAAACTTTGTAGGGGTTGTCGTAACGGTAATCGTGTTGCCACCATAGCCAGATACGTTTTCATCAACACCGTTAAAGCGGCCCCAACTACCCGACGTAACTGTTGTTGATCCACTGTCTACCCAAGCGTAATACGACAGAGTTAGTGTTTTACCACTGAACCGCTTTACATCTTCAAGACGTTGGTAAATCCAGCACCCATCCG